CGGAATGAAAGCAAAGTTTCCAAGCTGAAGGGAATGGAGAAAATGGCCGTCTGTCACATACAGCTTATTGTCGGAGAAATAAGCCACTTCAACAGCGTCCTGAAGGAAGGATATGCGGTCATTGCTGATTTTCAATTCCAGTTCATTCCCGACTTGTCCCAGCAGAATGGAGCCGTCTACAAACCGAATGTATTTGCGGATTTCTTCAAACTCTGCGTCCGTTCCAGCCGCCACCGCTTCAATGTCGGCGTTAAATTGGTTGAACTGGATTTCCACGCTTTCCTTCGTCTGCTCTATCTCTGTGCTAACAGAGGAAACAAGCGCGTCCGTCTGATCTTTCAGGTAGTAGTTTTCCGCAACGATTGATTTGATGTTTTCTTCTGATACCTGCAATGACGCAAGCAAATTCTGTTCCACATTGTAAATGGCCGCAGAAGCCGTTTTGGACGCATTTTCTATTTGCAGTATAATTTCACTCTGCGCCCCGGAAATGCCTGCCAGTGCCCCGGAAATACCCAAAAACACCCCGCCAAGCGTCAGCTTGTTTGCTCCCGGCTCCAGCAGCTTCAAAGACAGCTTTGAAACAAGGAAATTCTGATCTATTCCGTGGGGCGTGCTTTCCACCTTGACATAGGTTCCAAGGTGGAAGCTGCTGAAGGAAGCATTCACGGTGGCCAGGTCAGCCGCCGTCAGGTCAATGGTTTCAGACTGGTTGACAAGATTGGCCAAATGTGCATTGGCTTTGGTCAGCAGGTTTGCCGCTTCTGTAACATCGTCCCATGTGTGCGTTGCGAAAATAAGGCCGTACTTTTCAGCGGATTCTTCGTCAACGATATAATCAAGGCCATCATTGACACCTGCAATAGTCAGGCGGTTGTCGGTGTCCTTGCCTTCATCGTCCTTCAGCTTTGCGCCCAGCGGGATCAGCGCCGTTGCAATGTCCGCGCCTTTCCTGATCCGCTTTAGGTCAAGCAGATTCTTCCCGAAGGTGATCTTCTGCGGAGAAAGCAGCGTGAAGTCTTGCAGATAATCAATGTAGTTGATATAGCCTTCATGCCGGATGACGATATAGCCGCCCAGCAGGTCAATCAGCTTCTTTTGCAGCTCTGTCCAAGTATCAACATAGTCGATGTTTGACCGGACGATATAATCATTCGGGTCAGTGACCGTGACATTTCCGACAGTGAACCATTTTGCTTCCTCCACTTGCGCATTGTGGTTATCAATCAGCAGGTTTAAGAAACCGGAAATCGTCCCGGAATAGTCGTATGGTCTTTGTACGCTGTCCAGAAGGAAAGCAAGCTCACCTTCGCAGATGACACGCTTTTCGTTGTAAAACCCAATTTCATCATCCAGCACACGACCACGGAAAATCAGATAATCGTTTTGGTAGACCGTGATGATCGACCGTAGCTTTTGAATAGCGCTGTATTGTGGATGATCGGGATAAATTGTGAATAAGAAGCTGCCGGTCTTGTTCAGCTCCAATTCCAAAGAGGGATTGAAGATTTTCAAGTTTTCCAAACTGCTGTTATACAGCGTCAGGCCGTCACAATACACCCTGTACATATCACAACCCCGCTTCCCGATATGCAAAGGAAATAGTCCCTTCGCCCGTGACGGAAACGCTGTTGTTCCCGGCCTTCAGTTCCAGTTCCGGCAATGTGTAGCTGCCGCTGCCCAGGTCCCAAATGTTGCTTGTCTCATAGACAATGTGCAAGGCGCTGGCTGCCGTGATCGTTACTTCCGGCACAACGCGCTTGCGGAAATTGGGCAGGGGAATAGTGCTTTCACCGCTGACGGCCTGCATGATAACCGTTTTTGCCGCTTTGTACTTCCACGGCTCACAATCACATTCCACGCTTACTTTTCCGATGTTCTTTTCATTGGTGAAACTGGAAACATAGCACCGGCCTACATAGTAAAAAAGCGGATCATCATCAAGGACGATCCGCATTTTTTTACCATGTATTGCGTTTTTGATGGTTGAAAACAGTGTGAGAAATTCGCTTTGTGGCACAATGGTTGAAAACTGAAATTTGTGGGTGCAATCCTCATATTTCGGCTCACCGAAAAATTCAGTAAGATCAATAGAACCGTCTGCACCTTCCACATCAATTTTCACCGTCTTTGTTTTCGGGGCTGCAACCTCTTTTGAAGTCAGTATCAAGCTAAAATCATCATAGCTGTGATATGTTCCAAAAGTGACCCCTTTCATTTTGCACCGCCTTTCTTGATTTGATTTTTATGTCAGTTTTTATTTCCTTTCTACCCGTCAACTCCCGGGCTGGAGCGAATCCTGCGGCTTTTGGTTACTTCCACCGGGCTTTTACATCATAGTAGTAGGCCCTATAACCAGTTCCGGGGTTTCCGTCATAGTCTCTGTTGTACACAGATATACTTCCGTCAGCATACAGACCTCCGCAGGTAATAATATTGGGAAGAGCTGCTCGATTATCGTCATTACCGTACCAGTTCGTCACCGTCACAACGCTATTTGCCTCAGTTACAATTGGAAATGGAGCCGCCGGGCTTCGGTGCCAACCGGTATCCAAGGTGAAGCCCTGCTCCTTGCCCCAGTATTCGCAAATACCGCTGGCCCATTTGCGGTAAGTCCAGATGCCGCTGGTGCCTTGCTCCAGCACATAGTCCCCATAGCCCAAATCGGCCCGCAGCTCCGCAGGTGTCCGGTAATGCACCAAGCCCGCATTATCCAGCACGGCTACCTTTGGCGGCGTGTTGCCCAAGTCTGTGACCGCCGTGGTTTGCAGCCAAGTGCCGGTCAGATATTTGCCGGTTAGGTTTCCGCCCAGAGTTGTGGCGCCGCTGACTTGCAGCCCCCTTTCAAAATGCGCGTCCCAGGCCACATCCAGCCGATTTTCTCCGCTCTCGCTGGCGTACCTCCCAATACCCACGGCTTTACCGTTCTCGCCCAAGTGGAGGGTCATCTCGGATGTGGGGATTCTCGTTTCCACCGAACCGCTCTCACCCAGCTTGTCTACCGCCTGAATCTCGATGGTATATACCACCGATACCGATAGGGTGACACCGGGCACAACGCCTGCGTAATCATTGCCAGCAGATTCGGCCAAAAGCGTGATCCAGCTTGACCAACTGCCACCCTCTGCCGCATAGCGCAGACGCAATGTGCATTTATTATTGTTGGCCAGAGGGGAAAAGGACTTGGAGCACTCCACATAAAGCGCCGTACCATCTTCGCTTATTGTCCCGTCAGAGGTAGACCGTGCGCACACAAATCTTCCCGTGTTGCCGTTACGCACCACAGAGGGCGTATTGTACGCCAGCACCGTGACGGTTTTAGCTGCTGTAGTGGAAAACCCTCTGCTGTCTGTTGCCATGCCGGTGATGGTCAGCACGCCCGGCGTTTGCAGTGCGTCACTGGTGACTGTTTTCCCGGAATAGGCTTTACCCTCTACGGAGGCGGAATATTGCTTTATGGTCGCGCCGAACTTTCCGCTGGCCGTGTGCGTGATTTTGGCCCGTGTTCTGCCCTGGATATACAGGGCGTTGAACGGCGCAGACAGGGCGCTGACAGGGGCCACGGCAATAGCTTCGCTGGGTCGGGTGGCCGCATTATTGGTGACGGTAAACGTCCTTTCTGCGGTGTCGTAGTAATAGGTGCTGCCGATTTTGGTACGCAGCAAGAACACGACTTTTCGCGTTAATGTCGTGTTGTTGCGCAGCACGGCCCGCTCCGCATCGGTAAGCTGGATGGTGTAGCTGCCGCCGCTAATGCTGACGGCTCGGTAAGCAATATCCGATGCCGATCCGGTCAGAGAAATGCACACATCCAGCGCAGAAACCGCCGAGCCTGCCGGATTGGCATAGGCAATGGCCGGGTTGTCCACATCTGTAAAGTTGGGTGCGGATGTGATGGTAGCCGCCCGGGGTATGGCAGGCAGGGCAAAACTCTCCGCCGAAGCGGTATAATCTCCGTTCCCGTAAAGCCAGCCGGAAAAGGCAGAAACAGTGAATGTCTTGCTGCCGTCATTGTTGTGGGAAATATCCAGTGTGCCGGAGGCAAAGGTGCGATCCTTGTAATCCGTGATGTCGGAATATGTGCCACCGGAATACACAGTTTGACCGTTAATGACCACCGCGCTCATTTTTATGGCGTTTGTGTAATACTGCTCCCCGGGGCTCAGGCCGCAGGACCAGGAAATGGTAGTCTTGTTACCGGCTATGTCTTGACTGCCGCTAATCTCCCACTTGACCCAAAAATAGGAGCCATATTTTGTGTTTGTTTTTACGGTTCCGCTTGTTGCCATTGTCAGCCTCCTATCCACTTGAATCCAAGGCCCTTATTCCGGCGTAACTCATAGCCACCAAGATTCAGGTTTTGGACGATGATACCGCTGTCGATGTAGAAATCCTTGCCCGCGAAGTGGCTTATCTCCTTCCCGGTTTCATCGAAAAAGGAAATGCGCCCGGCTGTGAACTGGGCAAAGGCGTTATAATTGCCAGCCGTATCGGTTTGCCCGATTTTCACGCCGTAAATCGGATTCCCGGATTCATCCTCAGCCACCTTGCCGGTACGGATATATCCCGCCGTCTCTGTGACCTTTTTCTGCACATCCGTGACCTTGCCATCTACGCCAAGGACTTGCTGCTCCACGGTCTTGATCTCGGTATACCGCTGCTCTATGGCCGTGCTGTTGGCGGTTAGGTCGGATTCCGTTTTTTGCCGGAACTCGTTGAAATTGGACTTTTCGGTGTAGGTCTCGGAGACCGTAGCCTTGAAGCTGTCCACATCCTGGGTCAGCTTTGTCACCGCCGTGCGGGTCTCGCTGACAATCGGTTCGGCGCTCTCGGTCATGGCCTTACTGATGCAGTATGCGCCGGTGTAGGCCGTTTGGCCGTTGGAATAGGTAATCTTGGTGCGGCCCCAAAGATACTTGCCGTCCGTGATGGTCGGGGCTGTGGCCTGCCATGTGCCTCCGGAAAGCTCTGTCCCGGAAGCGGAAAGATAATATTCCACTGTGGTGGCGGTGACGCTTACGCCCTGGGGGCCAGTTGCCCCTTTTTCTCCTTGCGGGCCGGTGGCCCCCGTTGCACCCTTCTCACCTTGTGGGCCTTGGGGGCCGGTATCGCCAGTGGCTCCCTTGTCACCCTTGCTGCCCTTGTCGCCGTACACGGCCAATAGCAGAACGGTGGTCTGATTGGTGCCGTTGGTGTAGGCAATAACCTCTTTCTGCCACAGATACTTGTTCGTAGCATCCAGGGCGGGCATGGTAGTGGAAGTGATAGCAGCGGCAGCAGGGGCCGTTTGGGTAGCCGTCCTGGCGTAGTAATAGGTGATGGACTTGATGCCGTTGCCGGTGGGGCCGGTGTTGCCCTTTTCCCCCTGCGGCCCCTGCGGGCCGGTTGCACCGGTGGCCCCGGTATCTCCCTTTTCGCCCTGCTCACCCTGCGGGCCGGTATCGCCGGTGGCTCCCTTTTCGCCTTGCGGGCCTTGGGGGCCAGTTGCACCGGGGTCTCCCTTTTCGCCGGGAACGCCCTGCGGGCCGGTATCGCCGGTGGCTCCCTTTTCGCCTTGCGGGCCTTGGGGGCCAGTTGCACCGGGGTCTCCCTTTTCGCCGGGAACGCCCTGGATTCCCTGTTCACCCTTTTCACCCAGAATCCGTATAGGAGTACCCCATGCACCAGCCGTAGCCGATGCCGCTACCTTTTGTGACATCCAAACAACGGCGGCGGTCAAGTCCGTATGCCAGCCGTTCAGAGTACCGTTTCCTGTGGGCGTGGCCGGGGTAGCCGTGCCGTCATGGTAGGTGATCCACACAGACAAGCCGTTGGTTCCGTTGGTGCCGTCTTTTCCGTCCTTGCCGTCTGCACCGGCAGGGCCGGCCGGGCCTGCCGGGCCGGGGGTAAGTTCGATGTCCTCGATTTTCTTGTTGAGGTCGGTACGGACTTGCCCCGCGCTTTCCTCGGCTTTCCGCACTGCATCGATCTGTGAGCCGGTGAATGTGCGCCGGGTCGCGCCCAGCGTGATCTGTGTGTTGCCGGGGTCAAGAATATCCGGGGCAAGCTCCATCAGCGGATAGGACGCGCTGTAGCCGTGGGGCGTACTGACCAGGGCGGTCATTCTGCCCACCCGGAAATGCTGAATGCCCTCTTGCCAGCCCAAATCCACCGCCTTGCAGGTGATGGTCTCCGGCATGGACAGGCCATTGTCAGCCAAGGCCGCCTTTGCTTTCGTCCGAAGGTTGGTGTCAACGGTCACATCGCCCCATTTGATATGCCGGGTAATGCGCCCATATGTGGCCACGCCGGACTTGCTATATATGATTTTCCCGGACTTCACCAAGTCATCCGTCAAGTCACCGTCCGGCAGATTCCCGATGGTCAGGCCGTCCTTGCCCTCCGGGAGAATAGCGGTGTAAATGTCCGCACCGTCCGTCTCGCTGGACAGGTCGAGAAGATTTTCGGCAAATTCCACCGTCTGCGTGTTTGTCAGCGGCAGCGCGGCGTAATAGTCCAAATAATTTCCGTCATCCTCATATCGGATCAGGAGATTCCCGCCCAGGGAAGATTTGATCAGCTTATCGGAAATAGTGGTCATCGCCGTGGCGTACTCCTCAGAGCTGCGGGTAATGTAATTGTTCGGGTCGGACACGGTGACCACGCCGGGCTTGATCTGCTGCTCTGCGGTCACCTGCGCATTGTGCTGTGACAGAATCCAGCGGAAGAAAAACTCCACCACATTCCCGCTTGCGGCGGCGGCCTTATAAGCAGTGTCATCCTTGAAATCCCCCGGAAAGTTGAACGGTGGAATGATGCTGTCATTCAGCACCGCCATAATGCCCTCTGTTTCGATTTTGTGCGCCCCGTAGAAGTCTTTTGTGTCGCCGGTGATTCTTCCCTTATATATGGGGAAAGTGCCGTCCAGCAGCTCCACAAGGCCGTTCATGCGGCGCAGATTGCTTAAATAGGGATGTTCTGCACCCACCGTAAAGGACATTTCCCCGGCCTTGCTGACCGCCAGCTTCACAGAGGGGTCACGGACGATTAGTTTTTCATCCGCAAGGCGCGGGTCATACAGGATATAGTTTTTGTATTTGAGTTGATACATTACAGGCTCGCCTCCTGGTATGTCACAGTGATGCTACCTGTGCCGCTTGCGACTTTTGCTTTCAGGGTGTTGCTTCCAGCCGCAAGCCGGATGTCCGGCAAAATATGATCTCCCGCGCTGATGTTGATTGTGCTGCTGCCCCAAAGCAAGGTGGTGTCCTGGGTCACCGTGATGGTGGGAATCACTGGGCGGCTTTCATTCGGAAGCGAAAGCTGTTTATAGGCCGTGCCCAGGTCAGAGCGGGAAACCGTGGTTTTTGCGTTCTTGTATTTCCACGGGTCGCAATCGACAGCAACCGGGATGGTCTGCATCATTTTGACAAGCTCCACTTGCCCAACAGAACACCGCCCACTGTAATAATGGGTGGTGTCTTCGGGGAAGGTCACTTTCACGCGCTTTCCGTGGACTTTGTTGCAGAAGTCAGAAATCGTGGCGGGCCATTTCTTGCCGCTCACCGTGTCCACGCCAGTCAGCTTCAGCGTAATGGTGCGGTTCTTGTAGGTCACTTCTCCGGTCAGCACTTCGGAAGCGTCAAGCAGACCGTCCCGGCCCGGAACATCAATCATATTCGTGCGGACTTCCGGCAGAGAAATGGACTTGCTTGCAAGCAGCAGGCCATATTCTGCGTAGGTGTCTTTTCCGTCAAAAAATACTTTTCCCATCATACGGCCCTTGCCCTCCTCGCATTGATTTTGGCCAGTTCTTCATCCATGCCGGGGGCAAGCTGTCCAACCACTGCGCCGCTGTCCAATACAATGTTCTTTTTGGACAGCGCTATAATTTCCGGGAAATATTCAGCAAGCATATTTATCAGCCTGTCAAGTTTGCGCAGAACATCATTTCCACCGGAAGCGGCATTCATTTCAGCAGCAACAGCAGAAATCCATTTCCTGTTTTGATCCAAGGGAACGACAGCTTCTGCGCCGTTGCCTTCCAGGAAACCAATCTGCCCTCTTTTCAGGACGCCGCCCTGTGCAAGCTCCGGGATTTGGGGAACGCCGATGGTATCAATCCAGGAGAAGGGGCTAACGCCTAAAATGCTGATAGACCGAATTTTATTCAGTGCCCAGTTGATTCCATCAAACGGAACCTTTACTACTTTGTTGATGCCCCGAATTATGGCATTAACAACGGTTTTGAATGCCTTAACAATGCCGCCCTTGATGCCATCGAAGATTTTTCCGCCTGTGCTGAACACATCCTTGACCTTCTGCCAAGCCTTGGAAAAGATGTTTCCAAAGAAATCCGCTACGGTAGAGAATACGCTCTTGATGCCCTCCCAAGCGTTTTCCGCGCCTTCTTTCAACTTGTTCCATACACCGGTGACAGCATCAACAACCGGGCGCACGATATTTTCATCAACCCACCCGGAAACTTCGCCCCAAATCGAAACAAGGCCGTTCCACAGTCCAACGAAGAAGTCAGAAATGGGTTTTATCACATTATCGTTGATCCAGTTGACCGCCGAAGTGAGCGCAGAAGAAACGGCATTCCACGCCTTCTTGAACCAGTCTACAACAGCTTTTGCAGCTTCCTTGATTCCGTCCCAAAGGCCGATCCAAAAGTTGCGGAAGCCCTCGCAGTTGTTCCAAAGATAAATAAAGGCCGCAACCAGGGCGGCAATCGCCGTGATAATAAGTCCGATTGGGTTTGCGCTCATGACTGCATTCAGAGCAGCTTGACCTTTGGTCATTGCCGACTGTGCAAGCTGCGCAAGTGTCATCTTTCCGGTCAGCAGCGCGGTTATTACTTCTCCCGCTTTCATTTTGCCATTCAGTGCTGCTTGTGCAAGATTGGCTTTGCCGACTTCCATAGACAACAGGGAAATGGCAATCTTCGCTTTTTGAAAGCCGTGCACCGCCTTCTGAATCATCATAGCGGCCTTGAACGAAACAAACACACCTGTTGCGTAAGCCACGGATTCTGCAAATTGCTTTATTCCGTCCTTGTTATCGGAAATCCATGTTTTTAATTTCTCGAATTTGTCACTTGCATTGCTGACAAATTCAGAAAGTTTTCCAACCGCTGAAGTGGCAGTATCAAGGAAACCCTCGCCAACCGTTGCCTTAAAATCTGTCCACGCCTGCTTTAAGTTGCCGGTCTGATTCGTCCATGTGTCGGATTCCCTCGATGCCTGGCCAAGCGCACCCGACAAGGCATTTGCATCTTCAACCATTTTCAGAAGTGTAAGCTGTTTTTGCGATTCAGACAAATCAATAAACGACTGCCCATACAGCTTATTTGCTGCCGCATTTCTCGTAGTTTCCGTACAGGACAAACCAAGGGCTGCATCATTCTCAAAGTTGCCCTTCAGGAAGGACTGCAAGGATTCCGTTGTATCTTCCAGCGACCGATCATAAAAGGCGGCGCTATCGGCAACTGCCACCATTGCACGATCCGCAAGTGCAAGAGAATCAGCCGTGTCCATACCTGTCGTTTTCGCAAATGCGGCAATCTTGGTGAAGCTCCCCTTCATGCGGGTTTCAGTAATGCCAGCACTTCCGGCAATTTTGGACAGGGACTTTGACGCTTCACCTTCCAAATCACCAAAAACCTGCGAAAACTGCGATTCCATCGCCTGTGCATCTGCTGCGGCAGTTACGCAGGCCTGGCCAAAGTTTTTAATTTTATCAACCGCAAAATACGAAACAACGGCAGTGCCAATTTTTTTGAAGGCGCTCCGCATCTTGTCGGAAGAAGTGTTCGCACGGTTTGTGGTTTCGGCCAAATCGTTCTGTACCTCTTTTGCGCCGTTCAGCGCAACCGTGCCTAATATCTTAAAAATTTCCAAGTGACCTTCACCCACTTTCTGTGAAGATAAAATAAAAGAAGGCCACCGGAAAGCAGCCTTCTATCGTGTGTTTCCTCTTTGTGTGTTTCTCAATCTGTCCGACAACTGAATATCAATCGCCGGTGTCAGCTCCCCAACCAGTGCGCCGGAATCCAGCATAACGCCGTGTGGCATAGACCGGGCCAAAAAGTCAATCAGGATTTGGTTTTGCTCAATCAGCGTCTTTCTGATTCCTTCGTTTTCTGCGCTGACAGCAGCGCGTACATAGTCAAGAAGCGTGTCAATGGGCGCAATGGCTTCTTTCCCGGCTTCGCCGCCGCCCAGCAGCGTGTTTCCGATGCTGCCAAAGATGGTGGGCCGGTCAAGAATACCGCCTTCAGCGTTCCATTTGACATCAAAACTGGGCTTCTTGCCCTTGCCAGCAATGCCAAAGGGTGCTTTGCCGCCGCTGACAGTGATTTTCGGGACTTTCAAATTTGTAAAAATCTTGCCAACACTCAATGGGAAAAAGCCCTTAATCTTATCAACGGCTTTTTTTACAGCGTCCCGCGCACCCTCAATCTTGTCAGCAATAGCGTCCTTGATATTGCCGAATGTGTTTCTGACCCTTGAAACAACATCCTTCAGATCGTTGAACTTGCTCTTGATCCACTTGACAGCGGAGGAAGTGGCGGACTTGATCTTTTCCCACATCTTCAGCCAAAAGTTGCGGAATCCTTCATTGTTCTTCCAAAGGTACACGAAGGCCGCCACAAGGCCGATGATAAGAGACACGACCAGGCCGATTATATTTGCCTTCATGGCCAAATTCAGGGCCTTCACGCCGCCTGTGACCAGCTTTAGGGCGGTGGTTGCCTTGCTCATAATGCTGCCCCACTTCAGCACAAGAACAAACCCGGACACTGTGACCGTGGCGGCAAGGATGCCAGCCGCCCACGCCTGCACGGTGTTTTTGTTTTGCTTGAACCACTTAATCATATCCTTTATTTTCGTGATAAAGGATTGAAGCAGGGGAACAGCAGCGGCCACCATGTCAGCGGTCTTATTCTTGATAGCGGTCAAAATCGGTTCACCAACACGCCCCAATTCTGCAAAGGCGCTTGTCAGCTTCTCGTTGGCCCTATTCGCCGCTATGACATCGGCATTGGTTTCCTTGTACTGTTCGGACGCTTTCTTGTAAGTCCCGTTCAGAGTGTCCATAATAAGCCTTTGCCGCTCCTGTTCATTGGAGCACTTGGCAAGTTTTTCATTGAATGCATCTTCGGATATTCCGGCCCAATTCAAAGCGTCTGCCAATGGGCCGGTGACTTCGCCGACCTTTGCCGTTTCGTTGGCCGCTTCCGTCAAGCCCTCGATGGGTAAACTGTCGCCGAATGTTGCAAAAACGCCGGTGCAGATGTCCGTCCAGGTCTGCAAATCCTTTTCGTTGTCGGTCATGACAGCTAAATGGTTTGCAGCTTCAACAGATACATCCGTATCACCCAAAACGGCCTGTAAATCCTGGTAGGTTTTCTTTGCCGCTTCGGAGGAATGGCCATTTGTGACAAAAGCCGTGTCCAGCTTGCCCATTTCTGTCCTATATTCCCTGGAACCCTCAATAGCTGCTATCCACGCGCCGCCAAGTGCAGCACCGGCAGTAAAAACAGCCTTTCCGATTTTCAGTGCCGATTCACCGATTTTCTTAAAGGAAGAATCCGTTTTCTTGCTTCCCTTATCTGCTGTTGATGCAGTTTCGTCAATGGCCTGCTTCGCCTGTGCGTTATCAACGGCGATTGTGCCTAACAGCTTGAAAAGTTCCATGTTGTTCCCTCCCTAAATTGATAGGGCAGGGAAGGGGCCGCAATTCATTCCTCTTGTGGCACGAATGATGCTATTTTCATAGATTGCTTGACAATCTCTGTCAGCTCCTGCTTGCTGGTTGTTTCCGGCTCGGCCTGCGTGGTACTGTTTCCACCTGCTGCGTTAAGGAATTCAGGATAGGAGCGCTCAAAATCCTTGTGCAGCCAGTATTCCCACATGACCTTTTCTTCCTGTTCCTCGTTGCGTATGCGGACAACCGCGCTGATGAACTCATACAGCCGCCCGGTCTTTGCCATCTGATCCAATAAAATCATTGGATTTGCATACCGCTGAAACAGGACATCGAAGAATTGAATATCGCCTACTTGAACAACTTTACAGCTTCCCGAAAAAAATCTGCAAACTCCTTTTTCTTCACAAGGTCAACGATCATGCTTGTGAAGGTCATTACCGGGAGCTTTGCAATGTCGGCGGCCTTCATGCCGGACAAATTGGACAGCAGCGCATAGATGTCATTCTTGCATTTGCCGATGTTCGCCATCAGGATTGAAGCGATGTCCAAAGCAACAGAAATGCCGACAGAAGTAATGTCGTTGCTGTTGTCGGCAGCTTCTTCCTTTTCGTCCTTCTTCGCCATGCTCTTAACAGCGGCCTTGACATCATCGGATGCAAAACAAGCCTTGAACTCCTTGATGCCGATTTTGCTGACGATGCTTACAAGCACAAACAAATCATCAGCCTGGAGGTCTCGCAGCTCATAGGTTTTTTCGATGTTTTCAGGCATTTTATATAACCACACTTTCAATTATTTTTGCATTTAATGCAAATAAGGGCAGAACCACTTACATTTTGTGATTCTGCCCTTACAGATCAGATTTCGGATGCCTTCGGGTAGTAGATATGCCAAGGCAGCTTGTCCAGGTCGCTGGTCAGGTCTGCGTGGCACTCGAATGTGTACTTGCCGACAGCGCCTTCCTTGTTCTTGCCTTCCTGTTCAAAGCCGGAAGTGCAAAGCGCATTATCCATAATGGCAATGATGTTCTTGCCTTCCAGCGTCTTGCCGACAAAGGCGATGTTTTCCCAATAATCGCCCGTGGCAATATTCGCCTTGGATTCGATCACATCATAGTTTGTTACATCATCGGATGTGCCGTCTGCGCCAATCGTGGCGGTTTTGATGATGTCCTTGGTCAGCTCAATGAAGTTGATCTCCATGCTGGCCGTTTCGCCGGTCTTGACGGTCAGCCCCTTGGCCTTCACCAGTGCGCCGTCAACCTCGATGTTGGTAATCTCCGGCACGATGGACAGCTTGGAGCCGCCGGAAGTGGCACCAACAATGGTGCTGTCAAAGTTCCATGCGTTGCTGGTATACTTCAGACCCTTGTGGATCGTACCAGCACCGAACATGATATTCTTGGGGGTATTGGCAGATACGCCGGTCTTGCCCTCTTTGCTCATATCAGCTCACCTTCCATTCTTTGCATTGTAGATTGATTTGGATTTTCTTCAGTTCTTCGTCCCCGGTGGGAACGATCAAGGAATTGCCATAAAAAACGGCCACGGCTGACCCATCGTCAACCATGACCGTCTTGCCATATACCTTGTTGAAATAGTTCTCGATCTTCGCTTTTGCATTTTCCAGTGTCAGCCATGTGCCACGACTGAAGCCTGACAGCATGAAGGTCGTTTCCTGCAAGCCGTCCTCTGTCATAGGCTCTGTTTCCGTGTACTCACCGACAAAATAGGGGTATACAATCGGCTCCTTGGTGTATTCGCCGAATTCGTATTCAAGCCCCAATTCTGTCATGCCGTCTGACACGACTTTCAGCAGATTTTTAGACATTAGTCATCAAACCTCGCTTTGAAGATTTTCTCGGCCCTTCGGATGATCTTTGCCTTGTTTTTCTCAAAGGCATTGTGCAGCATCCGTGCGGGCTTTTTGCCGTTTGTCTTGTAGAACTTTTGGCCATTCTTGCCATACACAACAATGACCTGGCCGTTGAATGTGGGCTTTTTCTTACCAGTGACCTTTTCGGCGGGGACATACCATGCACCAGAACGGCCATTATGATTTACAGCCCATTCGCCGGTTCCCAGCTCTGTCCAGATAGCATTTTCCAGTGGACTGCCGATAACAGCTTCACCTTTGGATTCATCGACATTTGCCGCCCATGATCCTTTAAGCTGCCCGGTGTCTTTGGGCGTGTTTCTTCTCGTAGCTGACACAAGCTCCGCAGCCGCTTCCAGCAGAAACGCACCCACAGCATCATCAATGGCTCTGTTTACCTGAAGATGGTTGTCAATAAATTCAACATCTGCCATTTTACTGACCTCCCGTGTATTTCAGATAGATTTCAAGCTGTGATCCGCTGCCCATTTCCATAGGATTGTCAATCAGCGTGACTTCGTATCGCTTGCCGCCGATAACCATTCTGCTACTTTCGGCAGTGATCCGACTGTCAAGCGGCACATAGTCAGCTACAAAGACATGGGTGGATTCTTGGATTTTGGCATTGAAGGTGGTATGCCGTGCGTCACCGGCAGAAAGGTCAAGCCAGCCTTTTAGCGTCTGCGCGTCCGTCCACGCCTTCACATTCTCGCCGATTTCATTCTTGATGGAAGTGTAGACCTGGATCGTTGCCGTGATGTTGCCGCCGATGCCTTTCATACTCTCAACCCCCGTCCGAACCTTGCCTTCATATACGGCCTTAGAAAGCCCGTAAGAGCCTTAGGGAATCCGGCTGCGGAATTGTCCCCGGTCATGTCGAAATATGTCACAGAGTGCCTTGAAATCGTTTCTGAAGCAACTCCAACCTTGTTCCCATTGTCAAGCTGCCATTTCAGCATATTTGCCACGCCCAGCTTGACATCTGCGGGGTAGACAACCTTGGTCACAAGGATGCAATCATCATCAGCACACGATTCGTTCACCGTGAATGTGGTGTCATCCGTGATTTCCTTGACTGTGCAAAGGCAATCCGATTGCAAGTCCGATTGTGAGATCATTACCGTGTCGCCCACGGCAAACGGAATCAGGCTTTCGGACATGAACACGCCGCCCCGGATGTCAGCTTCAACGCGGAATCCACGCTGCTGGAAGTTGTTGTTGGTATATGCGCGGATAAGAAGTTCAAGCGCCTGAAGTCGTGCTTCAAGCGCCTGATCCTCCTCGCCCGTTGTCACAAACTGCCGCAGTTCGGCAACGGTCATAATCATAAGGTTTCAGCTCCTTACTTCTTGTTTCATTCCAACGCTTTCAACAAAGCGACTTGTCACTTCTTGAACTTGGCCAGAACCACCTTGGAAGTGTTGGACAGGGCCACGGCGTAGTGCTTGTCAACGGAAATGTCGGTCTTGCGGGACAGGCTCACGCGGTCGGTCTCCACATTGGTGTCACGCTTCAGGTAGATGGTCAGCGCGGCAGCGTCATCCTCGGTTTCCGCATCATTGTTCAGCTTGACGATGGGGCAGGCGTAGCAATCAACCTGACTGCCGGTTTCGCCAACCTTCACCACGGGCACCTTCTTGGACGGCACCACACGGCAGTTTGCGATCATGCCGATCTCGCCGGACAGGATGACACCGGCTTTGTACTTGTCCGCGCTGATGAAATCAGCATCCTTACGGAGCTGCGTCACCTGCTTGGGGTGGACGAAGATGACCTTTTCGCTGTTGACCTCCTCCTCAAACAGATCAATAGCGTCCACGATGCCGGAATACTTGATCGCGGCGGCGCTGCCGTCATAGGTGAGCTGTGCGCCCTGAAGGGCGGTCATAGCATCACTGTCCACCTTGGAAGCAATGGACTTCGCAAGCTGGGTGTTGGTTTCGCCAACAGGGTTGCCGTAGCCAGAAAGAACCGCTTCGTCCGTCAGCTCAACGGCCTTCATGGCCTTCTTGACGGTGACGGTAGTGGTGGAAGCGGTCAGTTTCACGGTCTCGGCGGCCACGCCCTCCGCGATGTCTGCAGCATCGCCGATATAGGCGTACTGCGGCACGGTAACGGTGTTGCCGGGAACGCCCTGAAGGGTGGTGTCGATCTTCGCAAAGGGCGCGACAACGATCTTGTTTGCGATTTTAGCGGAGATCATGTCCGCCATGACCTGGGGATTAATCAGGTCAGAAAGTTTGGTAGTCTGATTAGCCATTGTATCAGTTTCCTTTCATGTTAGTTTTTTGTGAGTTCTGCGTAGGTATCGGGATTCTCGTTGAACAGCTTCAGCCGTTCCTGGTAGCTCATTTTGGCGAAGTCATCCTTCGTCACAGAATCGCCGCCGCCCTGTTCGTCAGGCAGCTTGTTCTCGATGACCTTCTTACTGCCGGAGCCTTCAAACTGCGCCGGGAACTGCGTTTTCAGCCCGGCCAGCTTGTCATCCATGCCCTTGACCTTGCCGTTTTCGTCAAGCGTCAGTTCATCGGCGCTGTACTTCTCACGCAGCTTGAAAGCCAAATAGTCGGGATCAACCGCCTTTGCATCGCGCAAGGCAAGCTGGATAGCGTTTTCCAGCTTTGTCTTTTCAAGCTCTGCCTGAAGCTGCTGCACCTGCGTTTCATAGCCGGTGATCTTGCCTTGCAAGTCCTCATTGCCCTTGGTGCCCTTCTTCAGCTCGGCAATCAGGCCGTTGGCGGTGTCCAGTTCGGTTGTCTTTCCGTCAAGCAACGCCTGAAGGGAATCATACTTACCCTTGCCGACATATTCCCCGCTGCCAAGGTTGGCAAGCTTGATTTGCTTGTCCTTGTTGGCTTCGTTGCCGTTGTAGGCGTTGAGCGCGGTTTCCACCTGCTTATAGAGTTCTTCGCCCAAAATCTCTTTCAGAAATTCCATTGTTTGTGTTTCCTTTCTTGTCGTTGTTTTTAAGCGTGGTATCATCCACTGACAAGCACCCGTTTAAGCGTCCGGGCGCAAGACAAAATTATTTGTTGGATAGTTTAAGCGCCGTGTCCTGGGCAATGAAAAAACCATATCCGTGATGTCACGAAAATGGTTTAATCAGCTCTGATATAACCGACAAATCCGGCATCTGTCAGCCGCTTCAGCATCTTTTCCGCGTTCTCGCGGACGGCAAATGCGCCGACCTGGACGCGGTAGAGCTTATTGGTGGCAGGCTGCTCCGGCTCGGGGGCGGGCTCTACCGGCTCGGCAGGCGTGGGCTGCTCCGGTTCATCGCCAGTCAGGATAGCGTTCACGCGATCCTGTACGGTGTCGTAGTCGTACCCCGCTGCCTCCAGGCGCTGGCGGCGGTCGGAGCCATTGCCCCACTCACCGCGGATCACCTCCCGGGCAACCTCGTCCACGGACTTAGCAGGCTTGGGCTGCTCCGGCTCCTTGAAGGTCACGCCGAAGTAGTCGCAGATACCCCGGGCGATGGTCTCGCCGATAAGCCCGGTATTCTCCACGATCCACTTAGACGCGGTGGGGTTGTCGTGGAACTCGCACTCGATGTAGGCCGTAGGGGCGGCAGGCACCCGTACCTCGTACAGGGAAGCGTCCACCCGGATATTCTCGCTGGTGCCGGGGGTAACGGGTGCCAGGCGGTTAAAAATGGCCTTGCAGGCCTTCATGCCCTCACCGTTGCTGTTAAAGCAGAACATCCGCGTGCCGCTCACCGTGCCGTTAAAGGCATTGGTGTGGATGGGAACATGGAGGTCAGCGCCGAAGGCGTTAGATGCCTGGCACTTCTCCTGCATGGATTCGTCATGCATCAGCTTCACGGTCACGCCGCTGCGCTCCAGGGCGGCCTTGCAGGCCTCGGCGATCTTGCCGCACTGTACGCCCTCGGTGGTGTCGCCGTAGGCGTAGCGGTTATCGTACTGGTTGCTGGGGGAAAGAAATACTTTAGGCATTGCTTTCCACCTCGCATTCCTCGGGAATACCGGCCAGCGAAGTCAGCAGCGACAGCACACCGGACAGCAGGGAAGCGCTGCCCACCATGATCCAGTTTACTTCACTCAGCACCGCGCTGGTGCCGATGGTTGCAACCGCAGTCTGCGCAACGGTTTTCAGCGCTCTGATACCAGCCTTCTTGATCCAATCCTTCCAACATCTTTTCATGGTTATTTACCATCCTTTCATAAATTAAAAAACAACCTGTAAATTTTAATTACAAGTTGCTTTCTTACGAAGTTTGTTAAATTGTCTTTAGTTGTTTGTTGTGTTTTTACTTGATTATTTACTTGACTGCAACTTGTGAACGCACGATAAACGCATCAAAAACGCACAGCGTGTGTTTTGGGCATAGAAAAAGCACCGTGCGGGCGCATGGTGCTTTTATTCCAAATCACGGTGATTTTTAATCAAATGCACACCGTAAGTTATGAGATTCATTTCGTCTATGTCCAAAAGTCTTTCCTTTTCTTCTTCCGAAATGTCGGCTTTGGCAACAAACAGACCGTCATTGTCCTCTTCGGTTGTCTTGGACAAAAAATCCATATCTCCCAATGTAAGAAGCATATATCATTTTCCTTTCAAAATCTCTACAACTTGTTTTGCAATTTCTCCCGGCTTATCAGATAGGTAATACTGCGCAATACTTTCCGCGACAAATTCACCGGAGTTCCTCAACCCGTAATAACTGAAGCCTGCTTCCTTCGTCTTTTTCGCAAGTGCAGCCGTGTCCTTGTCAATCGTCCATGTTGTTTCGGCACCCAGTATATCAGAAAATGTTTTTCTATATAATACATCAATTTTATTCTTTTTCAAGGCATTATTGTCAAGAATCATGTGCTGAACGGCATGCCCTAATTCATGATATACAGTATGAAAAGCACTCCCCGTACTCCATGCGCCGGGTTCAAATTGTTCAACAGCATCCTTCGCCATTTTTTTCAGTGCGCCCTTTTGCTTCACAACGGGATTCAGAAATACAGTGCGCAAGGAATCAGAATATGCCGCATAGCTATTACTTGATCTATTCGTAAACAAAAGGACATTTTCCAAATACCCGGCTTCGGTTAAACTTCCAAATGTATCACTCATTCTGCCAATCGCTTCATTTAGGCCATTAGCAACATCAAGGTTCATTCCAAGCTGGTATGCCGTTGTTTGCTCAAGTCCAAGCGTTTCCTTTGCAAATTTAGCAGCATCTTCTATGGTTTTTGCTGGCGTGAAAGTATTGACCTGCGCAATCGGCGTTTCAGCCGCTTTCAAATATTTCTGCTTAAAATCCTCGAAGTTTTCCGTCTTGTCCAGCCCGAAATATTCAGCGCGTTCTTTCAGCGTTTGAAGTTCTTCATCATCCAGCGCCCACCTTGCCCTTGTGTTGGCCGTGCAGCGGCAGTTTACCACTTCGGCAGCACCGCCGGAAGGATCGCCGGGGTACTTCAAGCCGTTGGAAAACTTTTCGTCAAGCTCCCTGATCTCGCCGTCAACCCTTGCGTGTGAATCCCTTGTTCGCCCGTCAAGCGCTGCATCCCACTGCTTCACCACATCCGCGCCCTTTTTCTTTGCCGCATACTGCGCATCACGGGCGGATGTCTGCTGTATTCGGTGGCCTTCAGTCCGGGCAATGGTTTTCGCTCTGGACAGCGGCGCTTTGGACACGCTGCTGATGTTCCGGGCAATGTCAGAGTAGGGGAGGGAGGACGCTATGCCCCGGCTAATCTCCTGTGTGATGGTCTTTTTCAGCTTTTTGACATTCACTCCCAGCGCATTATAAAGGCCGTTGCTGACCTTGGAATCGGTCAATACGGCCTTGACAGCAGCCGCCTGGTCAACAGGGATAACCAGCGGAACGCCCTGACCGGCGATTGAATACATTGTTCCAACATAGCCGGTTTCATAGCACCCATTCAGGTATTTGTCAATGGTGCCGTAATTGTCACCGTGCATCTTGTCCAAAATGCCGCTGACCTGGCCCTGAAGCGCCCTCTGATAATTCTGCTGGTAAATCTTTGACCGCTTCTGCGATTGCAGCATCGCCCTTGCGGTTTCGTCCAGGCCGTCCTGTGAAAGCGCCTGATCCAGCAGGTCAATGTCAGCCTGAAAGCCCTTGACCTTTTCGTTGATGTCCTTCAGGGCCTTGCCATACTGCTTTTCAAGCTCCTTCAGTGCTGCTTCCTCGCTGTCAAGCAAGGATTTCTGCACCTCAATCTCCCATCTGTTCACATCACATCACCTTCCGGCATAACACCGCCAAGCGCCGCCTGTGCTGTCGCCGTGGAATCATCTTCCGGCGCGGGCAGCTTGTCCTTCACATCATCATAGTCCAATTCAAGCGCTTCGCAGATAAGCTGCTTAGTCAATTCATCCCCAAGCTGTGGGGAAGCGTTCAGAATGGTGGTCAGCCGCGCTTGCTGCTCCTGCGCCTTGGTCAAGTCAATGGTGGCGTTCTCCTGCGCATTGGTGATGATCTCACGGTCGAATGTGAAATACACATCTTTGTTTTCATAGTCCGTGCCCTGCGTGTCGTTGATCTCCTTCAGCACCAGCTTCAGCAGCTTGCGCATGAACTGTTTAAGGCTCGGAAGAAGGCCGTCACACTTCAGGTCAAGGTTTGCATAGGCCGACTTGATAGCGATGCTTGTGGTGGCGCTGGTGTCCTTCAGGGCTTCCGTGTTGACCCCCATGCCAAAACGGAAGATGTTCTTTTCGTCCACTTCCATCTTGATTTTCCGGGCTTCCACCGGGATGTCCACGGTCTTGATGTCAATGCCGCCTTCATCGTCCACGCCGATATGCTTTTTTGCCTTGATATTCAGCATCAGTTCATCCAGGTTGTCACCTTGGAAACCACGGACAACATACAGTGCTTCGTTGGTGTCCTGGATGTTGTTGGAAAGGCCTGCATTCATGAGGTCATAATCATCAATCAAGTCTTTGATGGGCTTCACGCCGCTGACCTGCTTTTTGCCATTGTCCAGCCGGAAGAACGGAATCACGCCGTAATCCTCATAGTAGGTGCTTTCGTCACCGTCCTTCTTGTAGAGGATATGCGGCCTTGGATTGATTTCAACGGACTTGTCCAGTTCGATCTTCCCATCATCTTCCTGGCAATAAAAAACGGTCTGGGTATTGTCCCAAACCTGAATCCGCTTGATTTTCTTGTTGTCCTTACCGATACGCTCAATGTACCAGTAGATCACATAGGCGCAGCCGTCATCCGTTTCCTTCTCCCGGACTTCCACAACACCGATGCTGTCAGCCGTTTGAAAGGCCGTCCTGTCGTTTTCATCCTTATAGGCATACATATACTCAAAGCCCTTGGAAATGCAGCCTACAAGCAATTCATACAGTTCTGCGGCAAAGGATTCATTCTCGTTGAAATATGCGTCAAGCTCCGTCTGAAGCTCCGGGATGTCGGACTTCACAAAGCCGTCTTTGGCAGAAAGCATGTACTGTGCTTGCTGATCTGTCAGCAGCTTGAAAAACGGATGGCTGATTCTGATATTGCTCTTGGTCTTATCTTCCTGGAGCTTCCCGTCTGCGTCAAAGAAGAAAATCCGATAGTTGTTAATATCATGGTTGCCCTCGTAGTATTTCAATCCGACCTTTGCAAGCCGCTTCTTGGTGCTTGCTGCATCGCTATCCATGAATGTCTTAATCTCACTGACTGTAAGCATAGGGATTCACCACCTTACTGTAAAAAATCGTGCTGCCGTGTGTGCCGGTCATAGGCTTCTTTTATCTGCCTGATTGCCGACACGGCGATTTGGTTTTCAAATTCTGCGTGGTCATCACAGTATTTTTCGTATGCTGTGATGTCGCCAAGCACCTGTTTATAATGCTCCTGGCTATGGTTTGTGCCTAAATAGATTTCATCGGCAAACCTCAAAATCCTAACACGGCAGTCCTTGGCGTGGCGCTCCCGGCCTTCGTCCCGAATCGTGTCAATGTCCGTCTGCATGGTTTTCATGTTCTTTTCAAGATCAGCAACCTTTTTCAGCACTTCGTGATTGAGCTGCTTGCCAAACCAGCCGAAGATTGCCGTCCATGGATTGATGTTGATTTTGGACACCTGCAAAAGCGACATGATAAGCACCAGCGCGCCGCCGCTGCCGTATAGGATTTCTTTGATTGTCATTGTGTGGCACTCTCTTTCATTTTGTGTTTGCGATTAAGTCAGCCACTTCTTGACCTTTCGCCAGCCCTCAACACCATATCGCAATGCTGCCATTGCATCATCCTGAAAAGGGACAGGTTCATCAAGATATTCGCCTGACTTATCATCTTTTTTCCATTTCCATTGCTGCAACTCTTTGATGGTATTCACGCAATGCGGATGGACATATATTTTTCGCTGCTTCAGCCAGTCAATCTGCGCTTTGACTGACCCGGCAGAGCCGCCCTTGTCCACGCCCCTTGCGCGGAACCCGGCCTTCTGCCACATCTTGATTCTGTCCGGCTCTGCGGAATCACACCACATCTGTTTTTTGCTGGGGACATCCATGTCCTTTGCAAGCTGTATGATCTCTGAAGTGTCCTTCTCAAAGACATAGATTTCAGACAGGATGGAAATGTCATCGTCCTTTATGCCCAGCAGCAACAAGGCATTGGCATGGTTAAATCCAAAGTCCTGGCCTATGGCAATATCGTCATAATCGTTCAGGTTCCGGCTAACCTCTTTAACCTCCCAATTATGGAGAATTAAGCCGCCTATTTCGCCCCATTCCCCAAGGCCATATATCTGATACCCTTCAGGATCAACGGCCTTCCTGCGCTCCATACGGGCCTTGTAGGCATCATCTATGAAACGGTTCATCAGGTATGTGCTGTGGTGTGTCAGAACATTGTCATCCGGCATATCAAAAAAGACCTTCTTAATCCAGTGATTCTTGTTCACCGGATTGAAGGTCATTCTGATCTGATAAAACTGACCGGGCGGCAATTCGCCACGCAAACGGTCATCTATGATTTCAACATCAGCCTGTGTCAGCTCCGTTGCTTCTTCGCACCACACATCAGTCAGCTTGCCACGCTGGAAGGTGATGGACTTCAGCTTTTCACGCTGCTTGTCATCGTTCATACCACGGAAGATGATTTTGTTTCCGTTTGCCTTGCAAGTGAGCTGCAAAGGTGACATATTGATTTGCCAGTACCGTTCTGCTTGATCTCCAAACATACGGTAAATAGCACCGGTCAGCTCTGCAAAGGTGCTGTCGCGGTTTGTGATGTCAGATTTGCGGATGCAGACAAGGTTCCTGCCCTTATCCCGCATCAGCCGTAGGATGTAATTCTGCGCCGTGTCAACGCTCTTCCCAGAGCCAGCAGAACCTTTCATCACGATATAGCGCTTTGTGCTGCGGTCAACTTCCTTGAAACATGGATTTGCTTGGACTTTAATTTTCACAGCGCATCAGCCGCTTTGAAAGCCACTACCATCTTTGGAAACTGCGTAGCAATCCAGTCAACCATTGTTTCCTCATGCCCCCATTCGTCATGGTGAAAGTTTTGATGCAGCCCTGATTCAAAGAGAAAAGCGTGGATGATTTCATGCCTTAAACATGATTTTTTATATACTTCGAAGTTTTCAAGTTCACAGGAATCGTCTCGGTCTTTGACAACAATCTTCTTCGATGTCTTATCACAATAACCGTCAACCTGCTTCAGGAAGCTGTCCTTCTGCGCAGTTGTGATTATGACCGTATATTTTGTCCCAAGAATGTTAATTTTCATTTTCGTCACCATAATCCACCGTGATATTCAGTTCCATGTCAACTTCCTGTTCCACGCGGTCAGTATAAATCCCATATGCCTTACCAAGCAGTTCAGCGGCCTTATTTGCATCAGATAGCCGCGCCGGAATTTCAACAACCTGCGGTATTTCTTCTTTTTTTGTCTGCTTTCGCATTGTTCCGTTTGAATCGGGAACATATTTTGTTTCTTCTTTGGATAGCGTGACAACAACAGATTCCGTCATTTCCCTTCGCATTACCGCTGAAAGGTATCTCATGACTTCATCTTGGTCAGCAACAAGCGCCGCTTCTTTCTCCTTCATCCGTTTGTCGATGTAATCACGGATATTAGGTTTTTGTAGGTTTTCTGTTGCAATTACACCAGCTGTCTTTTTGCTGTACCCGGCTCTGATTGCGGCCTGGGTTGCATTTAGGTCAATCAGGTATTCGTCACAAAACCGCTGTTGTTTTGCCGTCAGCTTCTTATCGGCCACAATCTCACCGCCTTTCAGTAATTTATTGCACCATAGGCGGCGGCCTAACGCCACCGCCCCCGGAGTGAGGTATTTAATGCACTTCCCCTGGCAAGGAAGCACACTGGTGCTTGAAATAGAAAAAGCCCAACAGGGAATGTCCTGTCAGGCTTATCAAGTTGCGCTTCCTCGGAAGCTATAAATTTTCTATTATAACAATATCACATTTCAACTATAAACTTCTATCAACTAATGTCATTTTCTTCGGAAATTTTGATGATTTTTTCAACAGCTTGCAGAGCTGTCCCATGAAGTTTACAAACCCATTGATAAGAACGCCCCATGTAACACGCTATCTGCTCCCATGTTTTGAACTGCACATAGCGCATATTCAAGACAGTATGTAGCCGCGCATCCTCCACCCTGTCTATTGTCGCTGTCACGGCAGCTCTCGCGTCAACAAGCCGGTCAATCTCCCGGTTAATCTCTGCTTCAAAGTCAATGATCTTTGCCATGGCTTCAGAAAGTTTGTCCTGGCTACCGCCGCCACCTGAAACAACATCCGGCTTCAGTGTTGGCGTGATCTTCGTGACCATAGCTTTCAGGCGGTGAAGTTCTTCAATATCCCGGTTGATCTTCGTATCAAGCCGCCTGATCTGCTGAAGGTATCGCTTTGCAGAATTGTCTTTCTCAGCTTCCATCGGTATCACCTTCCTTCCGTTCGCCGTAGGAGCAGAAATCGTCCGGCTTTCGCTTCTGGAACCAGTAAATACTGCAGCTCCCGCCAAACTCATGTTTGCAGTCCTTACACCGCACCACGGGGGCGGCGTCCACGGTTTTTGCCGCTTCAATCAGCTTTTTTGCGTCTCTATATGGTACAAGTAGAATGCCGTTATCGTCACGGCCGTACTGAAAATTGAATTTCACCGCATCCGCATCAATCAGCCGCATCGCCGTCACCTCCGTCCATCTTCGACCCGCAGTTGGGACAGTAACTGTAAAATTTGCCGTACTCAGGGACATCCCAACCGCACTCGGAGCAAACTACCCGCGTCTTGTAACCGTCCATGCTATTCCACCGCCCATGCACCACCGGGGCCACATCAGCGGTGGGAGCGCCACTTGCTTCCCGTAACACTTTGGCGGCCTGCAAGTATGGGATTTCCTGTTGCCTCTCCGCGAACACATCCTTGGTGTAAACAGCACCGTGATAACGCTTCGTGTTTTCGATTGCCCTCGCACCGGCGTTCATGGCAAGCATGAGTTCTTCCGTGCGCTCGATGTATTCAGCCATTGTCAGCCCTCCTGTTCCACGCTTTTGCAGCGTCAGCAAGCGATTTCCCTTTAATCATTATCGGGTCGATTACGCAGCAGCACATTTCGGCCACCACATTTTTGTGGAAAATCTTAAATGCATTATCACGCGAATTGTAAACCATTTGCACTGGGTGTCCGCAGAATGGGCACGGCTTCAGGTCAATCATGATTTTCACTCCCTTCTTCAATCATCATGAATCCGCTTTGTAGCTGTTTGATCGTGTCCTGCAAGGGAAGTGCTACCTGCTGCCGCGCCTGTTCCCGCTTTGCCAGAATTTCATAGCACTGCCGGAAATTGGCCCGTTCAGCCATCGGGTTTTCAGAAATGCAAATATTTCTGAATCCAAGCCGTTCAACGGTTTTCCTGGTCAGCGGCGAAAAGCTGTCCATAGCGCCCTGCACATTGTACATTCCGTGCCTTTTAATTGCCCTCAGAACTTCTTCCCACCCTTCGCCCCAATCCGGGATGTCACCGTTTTGGACATTGGCAGACAGCTCCCGGATGTCCGCAATAGAAGGTGACCACTTATTTGTTGACACCCATTTCCGAAGGACAGCTTCGGCGACAGGGAAGGGAATGTCTTGCAGCTCACGGAACCACAGTTCCATAGCTTCCTTGTTTGGAAGAATCTGTTCTCGCGGGTAGTAAGTGCGGATTGCAGACGCGAACAATCCAAATTCCCGTTTTTCCATTACTTGCACCCCCTTGTTTTTTTCCTTGTTGATGTCACAATCCCCGCTTTATAATCATCGAAAGCCCTTTGTTCCATCTTCGCCCTTTTGATCGTGCTATTCTCGCTTTCAATGACCGTCTTTGCGTCTATGTATTTCTTGCAGGTGTCGTGACACCCAGCGGCTCTTTCCGCGCAGCCTTTACAGGGATATTTCATGATTCACTCCATTCCGCAGCCATTCTGTAGAAGTCATCCAGTTCTTCAGCTTTGGACTGCTTGTGATAGGGTTGATGGTTTGGGCCTGGGCTTCCGGCCCTGTCATCGTAGTTGCCATCAAGGACTTTTGCCATATTGGAATCCTTAATGAGCCAGTCAAATGTTGCTGACCAATTACTGCTGTTTTTCCCCTTTAAGAAAGACGATGCTTCGGCCTTTTCAAACAGCGTTTTGAAGTCCTCAACAGAATAGTTGTTCAGCCGGGCCTTTATCGCTTTCTTCCGTGCATCAGATAAAGCCCTTACAGAAGGGAAGGAGACACAGACGGAATTGAAGGTGGCTACGATTCCCTTATAATCTATCTTATCTCTTTCTATTTCTTCTTCTTTTTCTTCTTCTATATCTGTTGCGTTACCTTGCGTTACTGTAACGCTACCTTGAAGAAGTTTTTGTTTTTCACGGTGTTTTGCAACTCTTTTTCTTGTCTGTTCACGGATTCTTTCCATGCCTTCAATGTTTTGATGCTCTTCCCATCCGGCGATTGCAAAGTAGCCGTTGTCTGTCACCACCATGCCAAGCTGTTCAAGTGCTTCCAGCGCAAGCCGGACGGTGTTTTCTTCAAAGTCCAGTTCATCAGCAAGCATTTTCGGGGTGTAGGGGATATTTTCGGTCAGAAAGATCATTCCACCGGAATTGCACCGCCCGGCCATTGTCAGCAGCATCACCCAAATCAGGACGATGTTGTTTCCGTCCGGGAGCCGCCGCAGGTGCTTGATTTTGCGGTTGTCGAACATATCCGTTGTGATCTTAATCCACTTTACATCAGCCACACTTGCCGCCCCCCAAAGAATACCGGGCGTAGCTTGTCCGCTCACCGTAGCGGTTCTTGCCGCTGACAATCTCTGTCTTAATGGAAACACCCTGCTTTTTCAGGTCGCTGATCCTGGACGCAAGCCGCATGATGCCGTATTCCTCCATCGCGGTTGCGCTGGTGATACTGCCGTAATCTTCAAGGTGCCTGATGATTCTTTCGCATTGTGTCATTCGGTTCACCGTCCTTTCTTGCGTATAGATCAAAGCCAGCTTCCCATTCCCTGTAAAGATTCATGAAATCGTCAAGTTCCATTGTTACAAGGATCGGCGCATTGTTTTTCTTGTGGAACACAGCCGGAAGTCTACCTTCGCCGCCAGCTTCAGCGTCCCGCTTTGCCTGTGCCATCCAGTCATAAAGGCGCATAGTCTCCTGGTGTTTTGCTTCGATGTGTAGGCCATTAAGGCCTACAACATCGGAAGCATCACCAGTGTTGCCGCAGTATTGCGCTGTGCGTCTGGCATCATAGCCGTATTCACGGAATTTTGAAGCAAGCAGCCGTTCAAATCGTGCGCCCTTCTGTTTGCTGTTCACGGGCATTAGAATCTTCCTCCTTTAACGAATCTGCGTAGGAGTAATAGTCCCCCTGAACTTCGTTGGCACGAATCGGAAGCAAATACCCAACCGGGATTTCCTCTATTTCCCCACGCCCACGGTAAACCGGCTCTGTAACTACGATTCCGGAAACTGGGTTTTTTGCTTGGTAGAACCTCGGATTTTGGAAGCAGGAAAGAAATTTCACATTGACAAGAACATTTTTCCCATCACCCTTTAGCCGTCTTGCTGTTCGGTGTGCGTCAATGATTCTCAAATCCGGCGTAAGCGTTAATTGGTACTGATCTTGAATAAGCTCTTTGACCGGAAACTGCTTCAATTCAGCGATTTTTTCAAGGCCGAAGCAGATAATATTTTTGGGGAATATGTATGCTCTGAATCCATCCGGTGAAACAAAAATGTTATTCCCGTCAATATCAAACCGCCCTGCGCGTTTACCGCTGCACAGTGCATCAAAAACTTCCTTTTGCGCCTTGGTATAATTCATTTCGTCACCCCCCATCAGAGATCACACCGACCGGAAGGATTCTTGCTGTGCGTGATAGGGCAAATGCCTTCGTGGTATCTCTCCAAGCAGCGCTTACAGAAAGCTTTGTGGCTGTCCTTCTGATAGTTGGTAGTGGGATTGACAACAGGCTTGTGATAGCCGGTCTGATGATTGGTCTTAGTCTTATTCATGTTTTATTCTCCTTTCAGAACGGCAGATCACTGTCATCTTCGTCAATCTCTGTGAAGCCTTGCGCCGGTTCCGCATAGCTGCCGGAATCGCTCTGCTTCTTGCTTTCACAGAATTCGTGGTGTTCGACAATGATTTCAGTCACATAGACTTTTTTGCCGTCCTTGTCGTCATAGGTTCTGGTCTGAATACGGCCTTCAAGGGCAATCTTCATGCCTTTGTGAAGGTATCTTTGGCAAAACTCGCCGTTTTTGCCCCAAGCAACGCAGTTGATGAAATCCGCTTCCGGCTGGCCGTCAGACTTGAAAGGCCTGTCCACCGCCAAGCGATAGGAAGCAACACACTTGCCGGACTGCGTGCGCCGGATGTCGGGATCAGCCGTCAAGCGGCCAATTAAAACCACCTTGTTGATAAGTCATTCCCCCTTGCTTACGACTTCGCCGGTGGCTTCGTCAACCTCGGAGAATTCGGCATCAAAGACGGTTTCATTCGGCACGGAATACATATCATCGGAAATTTCGTGCTTGATGACTTCATCCTGCACCGCCGCCCGGACAAAATCGGACTTCAGCGGCGCATATTTCAGGACACGCTTCAGAACGGTCTTTTTCGCCATTTCCTCAAAGTTGGTTTTCCACGGGGAATAGCTGCTGCCGTAGGCCTTGCTGTATTTCTCAGCGTGTTTCCGCACATCTTCCATGCTCATGACTTCAAAGCCATAACCGCCGCTTTTCGTCTTGAATACGGCATAAACCTTGATAGGCTCGCCCCGGTTCGTGTCAGCCGGTTTGTGCGTCAGCTTCGGTTCAAGGCCATATTCGCAGGTGAATTCATCGTTGGCGTAGACAACATGGGCCTGAATGACTTCCACTTCGCCGGAACGGTAGGCCAAATCAATAAGGCCCTTGTAGCCAAGCTGGAACTGCGCTTCCAGTGTCCCCTTGTTGTTGTAGGGCAGGACATAGGCCTGTCCAAGCGGCGTGTTGACTTCAAGGCCAAGCTGTGCGCTGGTCATCATTGCGCCAAGGAAGCTGGCCGGGGTGCAGCTCCCCAGCTTCGGATTGACAGAGATTGCAGAAAGCACGATCCTGGTAAACCGCTCCGGCGTGATGACGGAGGGCAGCGCCTTTGCAATCTCGCCTTCCATGCTCTTGATGTACTGCTGCATGGTCTTTCTCTCCGGGGCCTTCATTTCGTTCTGCTGCTTTTGGATGATGTTTGCCATAATTGTCATTCTCCTTTCAGTTCTGTCACCCGGAATGTGCGGGTGGATGTTTCTTTGTAATATCCGGCCAGGTCAAGACCAGGATTTTCCTTCGCAAACCGCTTGCTGTCAAATGTGCGCCGTGTGCTGGACTTCCACGAAACCCGGAAACCGTCACACTCGCCGCCGCCAGCATCGCCCATGAAGGACTTGATCTTGTTTGCGGCTTCGTCCCGCATGGATTCCAGCTCTGCAATCTGCTTTCCGATTGCTATGTACTGCGCAAGCGCCGTGTTTTCCAGCGTCAGGTCAACGGTGTCCTCGTTGCTTTCCGCATAAATGGTCTTAATGGCCGCTGTGGTGGCCTGTGAGCCATCCGCAACGGGAGGGGTGTTATTCTTCACCATCTCCCAAAAGTCCGCTTCTGCGGCCATTAGGGCGGCAATCTCGGCTTCGTCTCGCTCAATGGTGAACCACCTGAAATCCCGGTTGCCGATCAGGACGGCAAGATACCACCGCTGTTTCCCGGTCATTGCAAGGTAGTGAACACACTGGCAGTAATAATTTGCTGGGTACTCGCCGCCCCTGAATTTCTTCATATTCAGTTCGGAAGTGGTTTTGATTTCAAGCCCGGCATCCTCGCCGATGATCTCCCGGTCAATATTCGCAATCGCCCACGGGTAATCACTGTTGAAGAAGCTCTGATTGCTCTTTCTAACCTTCTTCCCGGTTTCGGCGGCGAACTTCTGTGCAACGAATTCTTCAAGGTATGTACCGACTTCCGTTGCAAGATTCCCGGAAAATCCAGGGGCTTTACCTGTCTTTTCCGCCCACAGCGCATAGGGGGAAGAAAAGGCATTCAAGCCGACAACCGCCGCCGCATCGCTGCCACCTATATAATGGCTTCGCAGCTCTTTCCATTCTTCATGGCTGGCCGTTTTTACTTTTGTGATGCTCACTCAAACACTCCTTCCTGAGATTGCAGCAATCTTCCTTATTGTGATTTACTGATTCTTTCCAATATTCGTAATGTTCCGATACATCCTCGCAGACGGACACTTCATCAAAGCCGGTGACTTTCGCAAGGTATTCGATTTTCTTTCCCAGCGGCAGGTGCTGATAGCCGGATTGCTTAACGGTGTAATCCGAATAGTCCAGCGGCAACCATTTCTTGATCCAGTGATTCACCCGCAGAAACTCCACGATGATCTTGTTGCACTTGATGCTGTTCAGCCGGTCAAAGTCCACGAACTGCGGAAGGAAGGGGGACAGCCTGACAGCCACATCAAACCCGGCAGCGTACAGCGTTTCAATGGCTTTAATCCGGCGTTCCGTGCTGACGGCCTTTTCTGCCGGAATCCATGTCGTGCTGATTTGAATGTGTGCAAGCCGCTTGTCAAGAATGCTCATGTATTCACACACCAGGTCAGACTTCGTAACGATCAGGTAGCCGATGCCGTACTTGTTCAGCAGCTCGATTGTGCCTTTGGTGATCCGCTCCCGGCGCTCCATCGGCTGGAAGCAATCTGTCATCCCACCAAGCCGGACGATGGTTCCCGGTTCCAGCTTCGCAATCTTGCGCTCGATCCTTGCCAGGCTTGCAACAGACGGCTCCACAGCGTCCCACAAGCCCCGGAAGCTCAACAGAGACTTTGCATAGCAGTAAGAACAATCGTGGGCACATCCGCAACCATAGGTGTCCAGGCGCTTGTTGTAGTGGCATTTGCCGCCTTCGTTGCCGGTGACTTCCTTGTAAAAACTCTTGTACTCTTTCATTGCTAAACCTCCAAAGATTTTGAGATTTAGCAGATTTGGGGCTGACCGTGGCACTAAAACAGAATGTCATAAGGTTTTTCGCAGATTTCTACAATGTGCTGGCACAGTGCTTCCGGGATAACGCTTCTTTCTTTGCTGCCCCTCATGCCGTACTGTGTGCCGCCAACTTGGATATAAACCCCCTGTTCTTTTAGCTTTCGTAGGGTGGCAGAGCGTGGCGCTCTTTCGTGGCATGGGTCGCCGTTTTTGCAGATGGGCTTAAACCTCGGGAACGGGTGGTTTGTCCAAATGTCGGTAGGCTTCATTCTTGTGTCACCATACTGGCAGTATGTGACTGTGTAACGGGGAAGTCCCTGCATCCAGGTCATCTTTCTCATGCCACCACGGGGATTTTCGATGAAGTAAAACTTCGGTTTCAGCTCACGGATAAGCTGTAAAACATGCTGATCGACCGCATCGCAGAACCTCGCGTATTCGCTGACGGGATCAAGATTGCCGGTAACGGCGTTCTTGCGCCTGTGATGGCTGATTGCCGCAATGCTGAATGTCGTGCAGTCCGGGCTTGCCCATATAACATCCGGTCTGCCGAACCGCTGAATGATGTCATCAGCCGTGACCGTCATGATGTCGGCATACAGGTCAATGTTTTCAAAGTGCTTGTCCCACTCGACAGAAAACACTTCGTGACCGTGGGCTTCAAAGGCCTTGCCGATGCTTCGCGTCCCGGCGAAAAGTTCAAGAACCTTCATTCTATGTAATCCTCCGTACATTTCTTGTGGTTTGTTTCAAGACAGTCCGTGCAGATAAGTTCGCCGTTCATCTCCCAGCATTCATCGTCCTGTATGTGTTCGCCGCACTCATAGCACACAGGCCGCCTTGCAAGCCGCGCTTCGGCTTGTCTTTCGCGTGCTTCCCACTGGCTGTAATTGTCAGGTGCGTACATGGGAATCACCGCCTACCGCCTGAATGTGGGCTATGTGCTGCTCATAGCTGACCGGCCGCTCTGCCGGGTGCTCAACCCATGCCCGGAACATCATCACAAGCACCGCCGCCCACAGCAGCACCATCAGGGCCGTCAAGCAAGCGTCCTTAAAGGCCCGCTTGCGCTGGTTTCTCGTTTTTGCTCTCTTCATTGGTTCTTTTTCTCCTTCGTTGTTCTTGTTCAATCAGCACCGCCGCTGCGGCAGCTTCGATGATCTTCATGCGCCTGGCTCTTTCTTCGTCCGTCAGGATTGGTTGGTAGACATACGCCGTCATTCCCGGAAACTTGAAAACCCTCGGTTCACCATAGACATCCTGACTTTGACTTTTCACAAAAACACTCCCTTTCTGTTATGATTTAACCTATTCGGTCATTGGTTGTCCGAATGCTGGTTATTCCTCCGGGATGTCCCTGAACAGCAGCTCCAGCGTGTCCAGCGTCCAGCCATCGGCCATCAGCGCCTTGCCGCGCTTTTCCAGCCAGCGCAGATCAGCAAGGTATTTCCGCTTGCGATACAAAAGCCGCTGCTCCTTCTGCGCCAGCTTCACAGCGTCCGTTTTCTTCAGGCGCTCGATCTCGGCGTCAACCAGTTCTTCCGGGGTGATTTTCCTTGACATCGGCTTGCCCTCCTATTTTGCGTTTGGCTTTCCAAACTTAAACGGTAAAAAAATAAGCGTAGACATCCACGGCAGAAATTTGAAGAAGGTAACAACTCTTTTCAATTTCTGTTCGTGTCCAATCGCTTTTTCCGTTCAGCTTCAGGCTTAAAGTTGACCGATCCATTTCCATAGCAGCAGCAAAATTATCTTGGCTTCCGTACTTTTCTTTGATTTTGCCCCGCAGCTTAGCGTAGCTTGCGCTCATTCACATCATTCCTTTCTTATGTATTGACCTGCCATCATCAGTGCCGGTAGGTCATCCCCGGCAGACGGCCATTCAGGCCGTTTCGGCTCAATCTTCCCACCAGCCGACGATATTGCAGACTTGCTCAATTCTAACTTTAAATTTGATGGTTTCGCTTGCAAAATCTCTTGCCAACCTAACCGCTTCATCCTCCGAGTAACATTTAATTGTCTTGAAGCGCCTATACTTGCCAATAGCAGAGACATAATCGCTAATGATTACATTGTAATGGCTAATTTCCTTGTCAAACATATTTTCTTTCTTCCTTTCCGGGCGGTTTAGCCGCCGCCCACCGGCTCACATTTTACTTTTCGATGGAAAACCATTTACCGGCATCATCGTAGTAACCGAACTCAAAACCGCCGTCATCAAGATAGTTGATGCAGTAGAAGTGGTTTGCCGAAGAAATGTTCTTTAAGCAAACCATCATCCCATTCAGCTCATGTCTGAATCTTTCCATTGTTTCAGCCGCAGCTTCTTTCTTCACGGTGTTCATGACTGCAATCTTGTTGCGGATGACCCGGATGATTGTTTCTGTCGCGTTCATTTCAATTTCCTCCTGCCTGTCGGCTTGCAATGTTTGGCTTTCCAAACCTCATGCTTTTATTATAGCGATATAATTTCAAAAGTCAATAGTAAATTTTGATTTTTCCAAACTTTTTATGTGGACAAGCAAATTTGTGTTGACTTTTCAAAACAAACGGCGCATACTAAATAAAAAATGGAAGGAGGGGATAACAATGGGAAATGAGTTTGAGCGAGTATCAACAACCCCGGAGCGGTTGCGGGAAGCAATGTCCATTAAAAACAAAAAACAAATTGATCTTGTTCGTACCACCGGCATTGATAAAGGATCAATAAGTAGTTACTTATCCGGTCGATATGAGCCAAAGCAGGAAGCCATTTATAAACTGGCCATTGCACTTGATGTGTCTGAAATGTGGCTGTGGGGCTATGATGTCCCGATGGATCGTCCGAAGGCGCAAAAAAATAACGATGCCATTTCTGACATCGTTCTAAAATTACGCAGTGATGAAGAATTCCTATCTATTGTAGATAAAATTAGTAAGATGGATTCTGAAAAGCGGAAAAGCTTAAATGCTTTTCTGGATTAAATGCCTGTTGATGCTTTGAGCATGATCTGATGAATAAGGTCTAATAGTTCGACATCATTACATCTTTCCAATAGTTTGACAATTTCGTGTATGTATGTTGAGTTATCCATTTTAGACATCCTTTCATTAGAGGGGAACTAATGTTTTTCGGGTTAATTTTACGAAATTGCAACAAAATTTGAAACCAGAAACAAATGCCGTTTTTGGAAAAGGTTGCCCGGCCACCGTGCCACCGAATGACCGGGCGTGTAGCAGCTTGTGAGTTGCAGCCCCTCACCTGCTATGGTTCCATAATAGAGCGAATTTTCATAAAAAGTAAACACTCAAACCGGGATAATCTATGTTACAGACGAATTAAACGATGTAAGGAAAGGATAACGGGAGATTTTTATGGAAAAGCAGACTATTATTCAACAAATTCAGCCACAATGCGACAACCTGTATAAGAACATCAAGGACGCAGCGATGACGCAGCATAGGACGCACCGTGAGATTGTGGAGCATACGGGCGTTCCCCGGTCTACCGTTGCAAAGTTTCTGTCCGGGGCACTGGCAAGCCCCAGCGTGTTTTATATCGCCGCCCTGTGCAAGTATCTCAATCTTTCTATGGATGGACTGTTTGACACAGAGCCGCAGAGTGAGCGGGAAGCGGGGGAGAACGCCGACCTTCAGGCCAAGCTAAACAGCGCAGAACAGCAAATAAAGCATCTGAACGAAAAGTGCGGGATGCTTGAAGCCGGAATCAGGGAGCGAAAGCCCGTTATTTATGGGCTGGCTGGCCTGTGCATATTCCTTTCCGTTGCCCTGTGCGGATATATCGCGCTGGACATCAGCGATAGGGATCACGGCCTTTTTGTTGCAAACAGATTCCCCGTCATTGGGTGTGCGCTGTGCATTCTCATTGGTGCCGCCGTCTTTGGGTTCCTATACTATATTGCAAAAA